ATGGGTATAATACACGAAGAATTAGAGAAAAGAATATTGGTAATTGATGGTGCAATGGGTACCATGATTCAACGCCATAAACTGGAAGAGGCCGACTATAGAGGCGAGCGCTTTAAGGATTGGCATCTAGATGTAAAGGGGAATAATGACCTGTTGAGTATCACCCAACCCGAGATTATTATTGGTATCCACATGCTTTATTTAGAGGCTGGTGCCGATATTATTGAAACAAATACCTTCAGTAGCACTGTCATTGCACAGGCTGATTATGATATGCAGGCCTTGGCTTATGAGTTGAATGTTGCATCTGCACAATGTGCAAGAAAAGCGATTGAACGTTATAACGAATTGCATGCAGAAGATGGTAAACCAAAGTTTGTTGCAGGGGCAATAGGTCCATTAAATAAAACATTGAGCTTATCTCCAGATGTAAATAACCCGGGCTTCCGTGCTGTGACTTTTGATGAAGTAGTAGAAGCTTACACAGAACAAATAAAAGGATTAGTAGATGGTGGAGTAGATGTTTTATTGGTAGAAACAATCTTTGATACATTGAATGCAAAGGCGGCTATCTATGCCATCAAACAATTCTTTAGAGGTAAAAAGGAGTTGCCAATAATGATTAGTGGTACCATCACAGATGCTAGTGGAAGAACATTAAGCGGACAAACTTTGGAAGCCTTCTATATTTCCGTAAAACATGCTAATCCATTAAGTATTGGATTGAACTGTGCCTTGGGCGCACAAGAAATGCGTGGACATATTGAAGAATTGAGTGGAATTGCTGCTTGCTATACTTCGTCATATCCTAATGCTGGTTTGCCAAATGCAATGGGAGAATATGATGAGCAGCCACATCAAACGGCACACTTCATAGAAGAATGGGCGAAAAATGGTTGGGTAAATATCGTAGGTGGTTGTTGTGGTACAACCCCAGATCATATCAAACACATAGCAGACCACGTAAGGACAATTGAGCCTAGGAAATTGCCAGTGTTGGAGGCAGAATTGGTTTAATTGATGGATTGATTTATAAAGATTGAAAAAGTAGAAATGAGTATTACAACGATAAAACCGTATTTAAGATTAAGTGGATTAGAGCCTTTGATTGTTCGTCCGGAGACAAACTTTGTTAACGTTGGCGAGCGTACCAACGTCACAGGTAGTAAGAAGTTTGCTCGTCTTATCTTGAATAATCAATATGAAGAAGCCCTTTCAGTTGCCCGTCAACAAGTAGAGAATGGTGCGCAGATATTGGATGTAAATATGGATGATGCCTTGTTGGATGGTGTAAGGGCCATGACCACCTTCATCAATCTATTGCAGAGCGAACCTGATATTGCCAAGATTCCAGTGATGGTCGATAGCTCAAAATTCGAGATTATCGTGGCAGGGCTTAAATGTATCCAAGGACGTTGCATTGTTAACTCTATCTCCATGAAAGAAGGGGAGGAGAAGTTTATTGAGCATGCCTTCATCTGCAAAGCCTTTGGCGCAGCCGTTGTAGTGATGGCTTTTGATGAACTAGGTCAGGCAGATACCTTAAAGAGAAAAGTCGATATAGCAGAACGTGCGTATAAAATATTAACCGAGCAGGTAGGTTTCGATCCGCAGGATATCATTTTCGATTTGAATGTGTTTGCGATAGCTACTGGTCTGGAAGAGCACAATAATTATGGTGTTGACTTTATCGAAGCTACACGTATCATCAAACAAAGATATCCTTTAGTAAAGATTAGCGGTGGCGTTAGTAACTTGTCTTTTTCTTTCCGTGGAAATGAACATGTGCGCGAAACGATGCATTCTGTTTTCTTGTATCACGCCATCAAGGCGGGTATGGATATGGGTATTGTAAATGCGGGGCAGTTGGTGGTTTATGATGAGATAGAACCTAGCTTAAAAGAACTCTGCGAAGATGTAATCCTAAATAGAAATAATGATAACAACGAAGCGACTGAAAAACTAATTGCCTTTGCTGAGACTGTAAAAGCAAAAGGTAAGGTGCAAGAAAGAGATGAAAAGTGGCGTGATAATTCAGTGGAAGAAAGATTAAAACATGCTTTAGTAAACGGTATCACCGAATATATTGATGCGGATACGGAAGAAGCCCGCCTTAAATATCCTAAGCCTTTGGATGTTATTGAAGGGCCACTGATGGATGGGATGAACTTTGTGGGCGACTTATTCGGCGCGGGTAAAATGTTCTTGCCTCAAGTTGTAAAGAGTGCTAGGGTAATGAAGAAAAGCGTTGCTGTTCTAACCCCATATATCGAAGCTGAAAAGGAAGAACGACGTCTTGCTCACATAGCCGCTGGTACTATAAATGAGGAAGGTGCTGGGGCTGCGAAGATATTGTTGGCTACCGTAAAAGGCGATGTACACGACATCGGTAAGAACATAGTTGGTGTTGTTTTGGGTTGTAATGGCTATGATATTATTGATTTGGGCGTAATGGTTCCTACTGATAAAATACTTGATGCCGCCCTCCATCATAACGTAGACATCATCGGATTGAGTGGATTGATTACCCCTTCTCTAGACGAAATGGTTCATGTGGCTAAGGAAATGAAACGTCGTGGAATGAAACAACCGTTGCTGATTGGTGGTGCCACTACGAGTCGTATGCACACTGCCGTTAGGATTGCCCCCGAATATGGCAATGGCGTTATCCATGTTTTGGATGCTAGCCGTAGCGTGACCGTTGTAGGTAGCCTATTGAGCAATGATAGTAGACCTGCCTTTTTAGAACAGACTTATGGTGAATATGTAAAGCTGAAACACGGCTTCGATAATAAAAAATCTATCAAAAACTATTTGCCATACGGTGAAGCGTTGAAGAACAAAGTGAAAATAGATTGGGATACTTTCCAGCCCGTTGCGCCTTCTTTTACAGGGGTGAAAGTATTTCAAGGTTTTGATTTGAACGAACTTAGGGCTTACATTGATTGGAAACCTTTCTTCATAGCATGGGAAATGCACGGCAACTTCCCGGCTATATTGACTGATGAAGTTGTTGGAAAAGAAGCTACCAAACTATACAATGATGCCAACAAATTATTGGATAAAATTATTGCCGAAAAATGGTTGACTGCCAAAGGAACAATTGGTTTTTGGGAGGCGGGAAGCGATGGGGATAGGGTTACAGTTAACCGTTTACCGTCAACCGATGTAAGCGAACAACGGTCAGCGGTTGACAGTAAACGGGATGTCCACTTGGAATTCCTTCGTCAGCAAATACAAAAGGCACCTGGGCAGCCTAATATCTCTTTGGCCGATTTTATCCGACCTATAACTTATGACGTAAAACCTACAACCAATGACTTCCTCGGGGCCTTCGCTGTCACTATCGATGGTATTGAGCCGCACATAAAAGACTTTGAAGCAAATCTCGACGATTACAATAAAATTATGTTACAGGTATTGGCAGACAGGTTTGCAGAAGCATTTGCGGAGTGCCTTCACTTGAAAACGAGAAAGGAATATTGGGGTTATGCAACCCACGAACACCTGACTAACGATGAATTGATTCACGAAAAGTACCAAGGTATCCGTCCTGCGCCGGGCTATCCTGCCTGTCCAGACCATACTGAGAAATATAAGTTGTTCGACCTGTTGAATGTCACCGAAAACATTGGCATCACCCTTACCGAAAGCTTGGCTATGTATCCCGCCTCCTCTGTTTGCGGATGGTATTTCGCCAATCCTCAGAGCCAATATTATGGTGTGGGAAAGATTCAGCAAGACCAATTAGAAGATTATGCCAAAAGAAAAGGTATGTCTTTGGAAGAAGTAGAAAGATGGTTGAGGCAGAATATGGAGGGTTAGATATGAGTTATTAGATAGTAGATATGAGTGCTAGATAAAGCCCTTGAAGAACATACTTCAAGGGTTTCTTCTTTCAGCTTCAATTGGTTTAGCAAATCCTGTGATGCCTATTTTTTCTTTACAAAAGGGTGGGCGGTTGATTAATAGAAAAAAAGTTATTTATCCCATTTCTATGGGGGGTAAAGTAAAAGGTTAAAATAAAAGCTATATAAAAAAAGTGCGAAAATTGCACAAAACGTAGTGCTGGCGTGGGATATAGCGGTTGGTTATTTTGATTTCTGCGTACTTGCTAAAAAGTTAATGCTACCATTACTAGCGGTTTTGCTACCGATTTGACTGGTAAAAACCTCTTAAATAGCTATTTAAAGTGCATTGAACACATAAAAAAGCCCCTTTTCGTGCCATTTGATGGTAAAAAAGGGGCTTTTCTTATTATTTATTCGCCTATAACTCTTTACTGGCTTGTGTTTCATCAGTAGAAGGTAATTCCGCTTCGTTTGGCATCAGGTCATCTTCATAGTTTATGCTTTTACCGTGTTTTTGCATTTCTTTTCTAAATATTTCGATAGCAACGGATAGGTTTTTGAATATTTCAGCAAACGGTAACAGTTTAGCTAACTCTGTTTCTCGAATTTGCTTGTACTCTTTATAATTGGGTAATTCTACACTAAAATCACGGTAACTATAATGAGTTTCGAATAAAGCCATTATTTCAAATACCATACTATTTTCAATGTTTTCTAAGGTAAACTCAAAGTCGATTACCGATTTAATTGTATTGTACAACTCAATGAGTTCGCTATTTTCGGCTGCTAACTCGGCAAACAATAACTCGTTATACTTTTTTTCCTTTCTTATAACATCCCACCTGTTTTGCCTATCAATTTCTTGCTGCTTGCCTATACTCATTAGTTTATCTATCTCCAACTCATCATAAGATTTTACACCCTTAGATTTAGCTCTTTTTATTCCCACCCCGACATGCACCCCCCCAATATTACCCCCCAAATTATTTGACACATTTTGTTCTTTTTCGTTGGAAAAATACCCCCCATCTATTTTGTATATTTCTATGATTTTGTCAATCATTTTTTTACTTATTTTTCTCTTTCCAATTTCAATGGCAGAGTAATAAGACCTTGATACTCCTAAATCAACAGCCATTTCGTCCTGACTTTTGTCAAGTTTTAACCTTAGCTGCCTTAATTTTTTACCTGCATACATAAATATTTTATTTTTTGTGTCAAAATAAATTCTTATTGTGTCAAAATGATTCTATATTTGCTCCGTATTAATGACACAAACATAGTAAATTATGGACAGAAAAGAATTAAAAAAACACGTACCCTATGGCTACGGTAAAATTATTGCCGAAAAAGCAGGTGTGAGCGAACGTGCGGTGAGCAACTTTTTAGTTGGCAAAACCAACAGTGTGAAAATTGAGATGGCAATCCTAGAAGTGATTGCAGGGCTAAACAGCGAAAAGAAAAGGCTTACTGAAACAATAAAATAACAAAGAGATGGAAGGTGTTGAAATAATCAATAAAATACTTTACGTCTCTTATGCTTTCTTGAGGGAAAAAGGTGTAACGCAAGCAAGTATTGAAAAATGGAGCTGCCGCAAAGTGACCGCTAAAAAGCTTATTGAAGGGCAAACCTATGTAAAATACGATTCAATCCCCACACCTACCCGAAAAAAGCTACCCCGAAAAATAGACTTGGAGGCTGAGTACAATCTTGTGAGGCACGAGGAAAAGGTAGATACTTTTTTTGAGGGCATACTCCATGCCCACAAAATGGGCTGGATACAACACAATCAGCCATACAAAGACAAGTTCCCTACATTGGACACGCAAAAGATAAGGGGGGCTGCTCAGCTTCACGCCGTTTGGCAATACATACTTGACAATGCTGGCAGTGATTGTTTGTCGCTGTACAATGCCTTCAACAAAGTTTATCCGGGCAAATACAAAAGCTACAACTCTTTTGCCAATGCCAAAAGCAAGGCGGTAAAGAACGGTGCAGGATTTATGGCAATAGACCAGCGTTGGTTCACGGCACGGCTAAACATCAAAGAGATAAGCGTGTTAAACAGGTATTGGGCTGCTGCTGTTATCAGTATAGGTAAGAAGTATAAACCAACTGAGGTACACAAAAAGCTTTGTTATATGTGCAAGGAAGCGGGCGAAACACCGCCTTCGCTTTCTTGGGTTCAAAAGTATCAAAGGCATATTCTCAAAAAGAACTTTAGTATCAATGAGAGCCGCAATAGTAAATCAACGGCATCGGCAACACAACTGACTTTTATTACAACACATCATGCAAGGTATGCGCTAGACCAAGTTCAGCTAGATGGTAAGGTAATGCCATTTTGGGTAAAAGTGGGCAACGATAAATATGAACGTTACACGATAGTTATTGCAAGGGATGCCTACAGTAAAAAGATAATAGGCTTTTCGGTAGGTAGGAGCGAAAACACAACAGTTATAATGTCAGCACTAAAGAAAGCCATCGTGAATACTGGCTGTCTTCCTTACGAAATCCTTACAGACAATCACGCATTTCATCAGACATCCGAGGCTACTAACTTTATAGATGCAGTTTCAAAAGTCGGCACTCAATACACTGTTACCCATTCCCCAACTCATAAGAGTATCATCGAGCGTTACAATAAACATTTGGATGCGCTTTGCAAGGGTTATCATGGTTATTTGGGCGAAGGGATAAAGTCCAAAACTGTTGATGCCCACCCTAGTCAGGAAACCCTAGACCAATACGGCAAAGACCAACTTAGCGAAGAAGAAGTAAAATTGATAGCCATCCAAATAGTGGACGAGTTCAATAATAGCATCTTGCCCAAAGAGGGTAAGACACCCACCCAACTATTTGAAGAAAGCGATAAGCCCAATTGTTTTCCCCTTTCTGTTTTCGATAGGGCTAAGATTTTGCTGGCACAAACTGAATGCAAGGTTACCCGTGGGCAGATAACCATTAAAAGGGGCTTTGACAAACACGAGTACCAGCTATCGGCAGAACTGTTTGCAAAATACAACAATGAGACTGTTATAGTCCATTACGAAGATTTGAACGAGTGTATTTATGTGTTTGAAAAAGACACCGAAAAGCCTATAACCGAACTCAAACCAAAGGCTATTATCCACGGTGCAAAAGCCAACCAAACCGAAAAGGACAATGAGCTATTGAATAAAAACAAGGGGCGTATAGTGGGCATAAAGTCACAAGCGGACAAAGCCAACGAGAAACTTACTGAGGAAGCAATGAACGTTAACCCCAATGCCTACAACTTGCTGAATAAGGTTACTACCCCAAAGAATGTCTTAAAAGAATTGGAGAAAAAAGCACACTTGCAGGAACAGGCAGCGGAGGAAAACGTGGAGCTTAAAAAGGTGGTTATCCCTAACCGAAAGGACGAGTTGGAGAATGACAGGTTCAAACCCAAAAAGAAGGTGAACGACAGCCCTTTCACTCCTGAGAACCACCAAATAAGAAAGATACCAAGGAATCAGTTTAAACAAGATTAAAAAAGTAGAATGGATAACAACAAATCGGAAGAGGTAAAAAAGCTTAGAAAGAAATTGCAGCTAACCCAAAAAGAGTTTTCTGCGAAATTGTCAATAAAACAAAGCTACTTATGTGATATTGAAAACAACAGGAGACCGACTACATACAAGTTCCTTCATAAGGTAGCAGAGATTTTAAACCTTAGTGACAATTGGTATAAGGATGTTGAAAGTGTTGAAATTGTGAACATTCCGAAACCGACAAAAGAGAATTGGTGCTACTGCCCACATTGCGGCAAAGCTTTAAAATAAAGTAGCACCTGCTTGAGACCAGGTGCTACCATTTACTAACCTTCAAAAAAGAAAGAATGACAAATTTACCTGAAAAGAACGAGATTAAGCAAGCAATCAATGCCTACTGCGAAACAAAGGGCATCAGCAAGAACGTACTGGCGGAAAAAATGGAAGTGAGCGGCGCAACCCTCAGCAAGATAGAGGCTGACAATTGGGAAAGCATCAACGACAAGCTTTGGCGAAAGATATGGTTGTATGTGGGCAACGACATGACACCCGAAATCTTTGAGACCGCCGACTACAGTGCCTGTATCAATGCCTGTGAGACAGCCCGAAAACACCATTTTATGGTCGGATTGACTGGCGACACTGGAATGGGTAAGACAACTGCCTTACAGAGTTATGCTATGAAGAAAAACACCTTTTACATCGTCTGTGAAAAAAGTATGAAGCCAAAAAGGTTTTTCTCGAATATGCTAAAGGAAATGGGTATTTCATTGGATTCAAGTATCTACGAAATGGTAAACAGGATAGCGGACGAGTTGAACTCTTTGAGTAGCCCACTTCTAATCATTGACGAAGCGGGAAAGATAACACAGACAATCATGCTCTACCTGCACGACCTGAGGAACAATACCAATAGGAACTCTGGCATTTTGTTGGGTGGCATGCCTAATTTCAAGACAAACCTTATCAAAGGCAGCAACAAAGAAAAAGAGGGCTATGCAGAGTTCCTGAGGCGCATACAGGTTTGGCACTCATTGAAGGGATTAAGTCGCAAGGAAATAGAAATAATCTGTAGGGACAATGGCATAACTGATGCAGAAACAATAAGGGAAATGATGCCAAACAAGCGTTTCGGCGATCTATACAACGCAATACTATTACATCAACTAGAAATAAGAGAAACCGTATGAATGGAAAAATAACCTTGGAACAAAGGAAAAAGGAGTTAGACCTCATTTTTTTGATAATCGACAAACACCAGTACGTGTCGGATAACAAGGCACTTGCAAGGATAGCATCGAACGACAGGACTGAGGACTTGAATAGGCTGTCTGGCGAAGAATTAGCCCACCTAAAGGTTTACGTTACCAATTACTTTTTAAAATTGGAGATGACCACCGATATAGAAGCCCTTGCAATGGAGATGAACCTCGGCAAGGAAGAAGGCTTGAATACACTTGAGGCAATAGACAAGATACTGCACCTGAGCGAAATCTCACAGAAACACTACTGGGAACTGGACAAAAAAGAACTGTACAGGCTAAAGGGCTTGATTGAGGTGCTGCATGGCGCATACATCGAAGAATTGAATGTCGACCCTGCAAAGGCAACCGCCTCACTATTAAAAGAACTGGGCATTAAAGTACAATCTTCTTCACTCAAAAAACATACTAAATGAAAAAAATAACCTTTCCCCAAATGCAAAAGCTTCACGTGCTTTTCAATCAATTGGGTTTGATGGATAGCAAAGTGGAGTTTGTCTACAACGTGAGCGGCGGTAGAGCCACCTCCACAAAAGACTTGACTATGGACGAAGCCCGGCGGTTGATAGAACACCTTGCCAAGTTTGACGGCAACGACAAAATGAGAAAAAAGGTGTTTGCACTGGCTTACGAAGCGGGCATCATTTGGGGCGACACCCCCGAAGACAAGAAAATGAACGCTGCCAAGTTGGATAAGTTCCTAAAGGAGCGTGGGGCTGTAAAGAAGTCGCTGAATGCCCTTAATAAAGAAGAACTGATAAAGGTAGTGAGCCAGTTTGCGCAAGTGAAGAAACACACGGATTACTCAAATGCTGGAAAAGCAGCCAAATCGGTACTGAATGAGTTAGGTATCGCATCAACTAATAAGCCCTCTTTAAAATAGATTTAAACACCGTTAAAACAAATATTATGATAGTCGTAGATTCAGAAAAAGGCATGTTATCAATAATCATGAGATGCTCTTCACCCACCGAAGAAATAGAAATGTTGACAAGGGCAATTGCCGCCGCTTTCAGGTGGCGTGGATGTGCCAGTGACAGTGACTGCTACAACCGTGACGGCGAAAACTTGGCGAAGCTTGCCGAATTGTTGGAAAGCCTAAACACCGTTCCAACCGTGGAAGACATAAAGAATGGCTTTGTGGAAAGGGGCTAGCCGAAATTTTGGAAAGCGCATCAACTTTTTAATAACACTTTAAAACACAAGAAATGAGTAGAATTGAGATGGCTGAAAAAAGGGTAGCCGCAAGGGAAATGGTCGTAGAAAATGGGATGGAGCAAAAAAAAGCTGCCAAAGCGGTTGGTGTCACCGAAAGGACAATAAGCAAATGGGCTATCGAAGAAAATTGGAAGGAGTTGATAAAGAAGCAAGCCGAAAAAAAAGCCCTCCACTTTTCAATCATAGACGGTTTCATGGATTACTTGGAGCTACAGATGCCCCAAATACACCGGGATGTGCAAAAGCATTGGGGCAAGTACATGAAAACAGTGGATATACAAGGCATAAAAGGGAAGTAAGCACTTTTTTTGGGTTAGTTGGTAATAAGTAAACCTGCTGTTTCTACAGCGGGTTTTTTCTTGCCCAAAAATCAACATTCGATGCAAAACAAAGTACCCATAGCAATTAATTATGGTTTGTTTTTGTAAAACCATTGCTATTGCTACATCATAGGGGTTTCCCTACTCAATTGTGACGGTGTAAAAAGGTCGAACCCCCTATGGATTCTCACTGTTTTCTGTCCAATTTCAAGAAGATTCTCATATAAAATTGGCAAGAAACCTTTGCTTTTCTACGGGTGCAAAAAGCCATCCCCATTGAAATAATGGTAAAAATACCCCCTCTTATTCTCGTGTTTTTTGTGCTATTCTGCCCTTTTTTGGGCATTTTTCGGGCTTTTTCGTGCAGTTTGGTGTATCATTCTTACATTTGTGTTATCGGGGTTTGATAACCGTAATGGTTAGCTGCTCGGAGCTAAATAAAGAGAGAGGCAGCAATGCCCCTCTCTTTGTGTTTTAAGCCATAAGAATTAATTCTGTTTTGGTCAAAATTGTTACATATATTTGCATTCTCGGGGTTGGGGAATCGTAATGGTTCACTGCCTGGAGAGCCAGATAAAGAGAGGGGTAGCAATGCCGCTCTCTTTGTTTTTTTACACATATCCCTTATGTGTAATACTTTTTTTGCGTAATCCAAACCCCTCCTTTACTTTTACAATACAAGCATCCAAGGATGCACTTATTACCTACTCGGCAACATTCCGTTGCACTTACCCATGAATGTTTATCGGTCATACTGTTGTGCTTTTGTACAATGGGATTTTTTGATTTAAACGTATAGCATGTTTGTACTAAGGAGCAATATCACAATAGGGCAGTTTGAAAAAGTGAAACCTCATTCTGTGAAGATTAATAAAAGCATATACCAGTATTGCGACAGGGCTATAATAAAAGTTCCTATCACGGCAAGGGTTAAGAGGGAAGGTGAGGTAATAACACAAAGTGCCGCAACAGCCCAACTTATTACCGAGGGCATGAAGGTCGTAATAAAACTTGGCTATAACAATACCCTAAATGAAGAATTTACGGGGTTTGTAGCACGGGTGAACCTTAGTACCCCTTGTGAGATAGAGTGTGAGGGTTATAGCTATCAACTTAGAAAGCAGACATATTTGAAGACATTCAAGAATACCACTTTATTGGAGGTGTTGCAGTTCCTTGTAATTGGTACGGATATAATCGTTGATAAAGAAAATATACCCAATTTCCCAATTGTCAAGATTGTTTTTGGCAACAAAAGTGGCACTGAATGTTTGGAGCAGATACAAAAAGAAAGCGATCACAGAATTAAAATCTATTTTACAAAGAATTTATTATTTGCGGGGTTGGTAGGTTTGCCAGTCAAGGCAACTACAAAATACAGGTTTGGTTGGAACGTGATAAAGGATGGTGAGCTTAAACTTAGGCAAGCTGTCAATCAGAATATAACCGTTCATCTTTTGAACGTGCAAAAAGATGGTACAAAAAAGATTGTTACCAGTGGTAATAAATCAAAACTCGTTTCCAATTCTATAACCACAACTGCATCCGCTGGTGTGTTAGGTGAAGTAAAGGTTATTAAAACAAGCCTGAGTAGTGATACAACTGCATTACAGATGCTCGCAGATGCGGAACTGGAAAAGCTTAGTTATAATGGATATGAAGGAAAAATAACTTGCTTCTTAATCCCTTATTGCGAACCAGGATACAAAGCAGCCATTGATGATAGAAACTACCCGGAAAGGGCGGGCAACTATTTTATTGAAAGTACCGAAGTTTCATACAGTTCAAGTGGTGCTAGAAGGACTGTGACTATTGGATTGAAACTAACTAACTGATAAAAAAAGGGCTGATGAAACCAATTAAAAACAGGGGTAGCAGGACATTTAATAACCTGATTGCAAAGGAGGAATCTATTAGTACAACATTGCAAGGAAACAAAAAAGGGCGTTCCATCGAGTTGCTGAACCAAAGGAACACTTGCCTTATTTACAGGTATTTCTTCTATGCCAAAATTAAGAAGTTACAGTTTTCCGAACTGTTGAGCCAGTTGTCGTCTGAGTTTTATTTGAGTGATAGGACTTGTATAAACATAGTTTCAGCAAGCCACCATGAGGTAAAAAAGGCATTCGCCGAAAAGAAGGAAGTAAGGGAGTTGCAGAAAATGTACCCGTTCCTGAGTTGGTCATAATCGTAAATAAAAAAAAACACTATAAATGGAAAAAGTTCTGTTACACACGGACAATGGGCAAGTAAGGGAAAGGTTAGCGGAAAGAAGGAAAATAGAGACTTCTTTGAATGAGATACACGAAGCCTACAATAAGTTGGGTGTAGGTGAGTTAGCTACAAATCAGCTAACTAGTTTGATAATAGACCCCGAAACTTTCATCTTCCAAAAGATGACAAAAGACAATAGCCCGAATATTGCGGGCTTGCCAATCCACGCACACAAGGCGATGGAAATGTTGGTAAAACCAACTGGTTATGAAACCTTGATAGCCCTGATTACCCAATATAAAAAGAAGTTCAACACCCGTTATTTGGAACATTTTGAAATAGAGGATGGCAATGTGATATTATCACAATCATCTGTTGATAAAGAGGTGGAACATGCTTCTTTATATGCAAAAACCGAAGAGGATAAACGTAGGCTGGAATTTGCAAAATTCATAAAGGAAAAGGGAGAAGAGATTTGGGGAGACCCTAAAAAAGTACCTTACCCAATTTTGGCTACTATGTTTCGGCAAAATCAAGAGTCTGCCCGTAAAGGAGACTTTGATGATTGGGAGTTTAACTACCATTCATTTATTCGCAACAATCAATAATTAACTTTAAAAAACATATACAATGGCAAAACAAAATATACAGTTTACACTGATAGATGAAACTGTTGTTCAATTCGGGTTTAGGGTGCTTATGAATGGCTACCAGCCCGCACTATTTGCAAACAATCCTGTGATGTTGTTGATGCACATTCGGGCAGTGCCAGGCATATTAGGTGACTCAATCACGGATGATGTTGTATTGCCAATAGGCAGGTGGAACGACATAACCATAAAAGACGGAAAGTTAATGGCTACCCCTGAGTTTGATGATGACGACGAGTTGGCGGTGAAGGTTGAAAATAAGGTACACAAAGGCTATTTGAACGGCTGTTCGGTAGCCTTGTTGCCATTGGAAGCAAGTGACGACCCTAAACTTAAACTAGCTGGTCAAACAGGGCCCACGATAACAAAATGGGAAATACAGGAAGCCAGTATAGTCGATATTCCCAATTGTAGGAACTCACTGGCCATAAGGAATGCTGCTGGTAAGGCAATCGTACTTAGCGACAGGGATATGTCAAAGAAAGGCGATGTATTGAGTTACTTAAAGGTACTTGCTGGCGAAACAGACACCCCACTTGAAAAAGCAAGGAAAAAATTCAATGATGAAAGGGCGAAGGTGGACGATGAGCCACGTAGTGCAAGGGTACAGCATTTAATGGAAAAGCCTTTCCATGATTTGTATATGAGTGGGGAACTGCAAGAATTGAGGGAGGCGCATCCCAAAGCCTTTCTTGAGAAGTATAAGGAAGGGACTGGTAAAGACCACCCGGATGCTGCCAAATATAAGAATGAGGAACATTTGGAAGGAGAGGATAAAGAGAAACCATACACAGACGAAGTAAATAGCCTTATGCGTCAGTCCTACCATGATTTGTATATGGATGGTGGGCTACAGAAACTAAAGGAATTGAATATACACGCCTTTTATAAGAAATATAAGGAAGGTATCGGCAAAGACCACCCGGATAGCAAAGAGGCGAAAGAGGGTAAAGAAAAGGATAAGAAATTCAATCCATCCGACCCAATAGAAGTGAATAAGTTGATGGCTAAACCTTGGTATGACTTATGGCTTTCAGGTGAGAGTGAAAAGCTATTTGCCTTGGATAAAGAGTCCTTTTTTAAGAAATACAAAGAAGGTAACGGTATTGAACATCCTTTGAAATTGAAAGCCTAA